TTTTGCATAGCGCGGCCGGGCATACATCGGGGAAACGTCCCACTCGATCAGGTCACCGCCAACGGCAGCGATGACCGTGGGCATTTGCATGCCAGACACGGATTGCCCGGAGTTCTTCGGATACATAATCGCCTTGTTGCCGGCGATCTTAAACTCTGCGCCTACCTCCGTTGCGATCCGGCGGCCAAGGTGAAGGAAGCTCTCGGTCGTGGCCGCCCAATACTCGCGCTTGATCTGCCCGATCTGCCCCTGGGCTTGAAACGACAGCCCAGCTTTGCCGGCCGCCTCAGACATGAATTCCTGAAGGGTCGCATCGTCCTTGTGGAATTCCAATGGCTCCTTCGCCTTGCCCTTGGGATCAAAGCCCTTTGCGGTGATTGTCAGCTTCCGGCCGCCGCCTCGCGCGCCCACCGACCGAACGCTGTCGACAGTGCCCTGGAACACCAGCGAGACACCACTGTCGGCCCAGCCGAGAAAAATGGAGATCGGATCACCGATCCGTGGCATCGAAATCTGTCCACCGCTGTCATCCAGCGTGATCGATGCAGTATCCGACGATGTTCCGGCCTTATCGGTGACCGTCAGGTTTTCGAGGATCGCCTCGAAGTTGCGGCTGACGTTCACGCCGGCAACTTGGATCATAAACTCCGCTTGGCGTGCCATGGATCAATCCCATAGCTTGACGATATTGATCACCTTCGGAGCTACCGGCGCGTCAACAGGGATGTTGATGACGGTTCCGACTGGCAGCAAAGGTCCAGCGGCAGCGAGCCCCGGATTGAGATCGAGCGTGCGCTCGACCAGGCCGGGCATCGGACGCTGGAAGCGCCGCCAGATGACGGCATCTAGCATCGTGCTATCGCCGGTGATGATGTATCGCTCGATTGCCATCGCACACCTATAGAAACAGCGACATGAGCGCCGCGAAGATGCCGGCGGCGTTGGGCGGATCAGATCGCTTCAGGCCGATTTCGAACTCGATGACCCGGCCGACGCCGGACCTGTCGAGATAGCTGGACTTTTCGCGAACCGTCTCAACGACAACCCAGCCCATTGGCACGCCGTCACCGCGCATGAAGAATTGAGCCTGGCCGGATCGCCGCATCGCATGAAGAACGTCGAGGTGATCCAATCCTCCCAGCTTGTGAGGAAACAGCGTTCCACGAACGTTCCAAGTCTCTGCCGCCTCCCCCATGAATTCGAGCGCTGGCATCCGGCCAATCACATCGTGCGCGGCAAACGTCGCGCCCGCTTCGTGATCATTCGTGTTTGTGTTGAATGGCGCGACCGCGAACTGCAAAGCTCCAAGCTGCGCGAGCATCAGACCGTCCTAAATCCATAGTCCGCCTGCGCGGTTTGTTGCTTCGCCGACAGAGTTTCAAGCGATCCCAGCTTCTGCCCGCCACCGTTGCCCGGGCTACCGCCCGTCGGCGTGCTAATGCTTGGCGTGATCGAGGGCGAGGCGCGGAAGCTGCCGAGCATCGCGCCCCACCGCTGCATCGCATGCTGGATCACCTGATCGACCGCGTGTAGTTCGGTCTCGAAGTTCGACTTGAACGCTTCGGCCGTCTTCGCGCCCGCCGATCCGGCGGGTCCAGACTGATCGAGGAATTGGGCCGGATCGGCGCCGGGCGGCCAAGCCTTCGGCAGGCCGTCCATCATCGACTGCGAGAACGCTTCGGCGCTCTGACGCCCGCTCGTATCGGCGAGCCGGCTCAGGTTCGTCATGATGCTTGGTGTGCGGGATAGGTCGCCAGGCGCGACGCGATCGGCGGACCACTTCGTCATCGTCTTCAGGTTGGACGGCGGAACGACTGAAGGATCCTTGGAGAAGCCACCGCCGTAGCCAAGCGTGAAGTCTCGCTGATAGCGATCCGGCTGTACGTGCGGCCGTAGACGGTCGCGAACGCTGAAATCCTTGTCCGCGGCATCCCCGATCAGCAGCCGCTTCCACAATGGCGCTTGCGGCTGATCGGGCTTTTGTTGAGCCTCCGGCCTTTCGGCACCTTCGAACTTCCTCCGCAGATGTTCGGTGAACGCGGGATCGGTGCCGACGTCAGGCTGGATGGTGCCCAGAAGCGGGGCCAGCCACGGCGCTACGCGGGCGAGCGTGCCAACCTTGCCGGCAGCCTTGCCGCCGGTCCCCGCAGCCTCGCCGATTGCCTTCTCGATCGCGCCAGCACCGCCGGTGCCCTTACCGCCGCGCAGCCAATCGAAGCCCTTCTTGCCGACCAGATACGACAGGAAGCCGCCGCCGGCCACCGTCGCGCCCTCTACGGCATTGGCAACCAGCTTCTTCGTGTCCGGGCTCAGTTCTGAGAACCGCTTCGCCAGATTGCCGATCGTGTCCGCGATAGTGGAAAGGCCGCCTTGGATCAGCGACGAACTCTCCAAGAGGTTCTGCACCATGTTGGTGGACTGCGACTTCAGGCTTTCCCACGCCTGGAACGGATCGTTTTTGATGACGTCCGGGGCCGCTTCGAGGCCGCGCGCTGACTTGAGATTGGCGCGATCCTTCTCGATCACCTTCCGATTGGCGATCAGGGACGTCAGAAACTCTCCTGTATTTCTGTGACTGAAGCCGGTCATCAGAAAGTCGATATATTTGTCTCGCTGTTCCTTCGTTGAGTTTGCGTCGATGGACATACCGGCCGCTTCAGTGCGGGGGACAACGTTCTTGATCGCCCATTCGTAGGGGTCAGTTACGAAGGTCTCGCGATCCACCAAGTTGTTGTCTTTGTCGAGCAAGCCGAACTTGCGCAGCTTTGCTTTCGCGGCCTTCGTCTGCCTCCCACCAACGAGCGAACTGAACGCCGTCGCTTGCGCCGTACCAAACTGAGTTGCACCTTCGTGCTGGATCATCGTCGGTACAACGCCAGCGAGATAGCTTTCATCCAAGCCGTACTTGGAAACCTTCGCTCTTTGAATGTAAGTCCGGAAGTCGCCGCCGGTCAGCGTCTCGCCAAAAAGGTTTTTGCCCTTCACGAAGGCGGTCAACATCCGTCGGAACTTATCCGGAGTGCTAGCGTACCCCGCGCCTTCCAAGCCCTTCGTGATCTGGTCGAGGTCGGTCACGGCGCCCGATGCACCGCCCGGTCCGGACGACATCACCACCTGAGCTCTAACGACGTCTTCGACCATCTCTTGCGCGTGGTGCAGGTCGCCCAGCGTGCCGCGCAGCTTGCGCAGATGGGAGAGGATTTCGACCTGATCAATCGACTTGTATCGGTTCGACAGGTCGCGCGCCTGCGCCATCGCCGCGACCCGCTCATTCGGGTTCATGCCGGAAAGGTCTTCGCGGACCTTCTCACGGCCAAGTTCGGCGGTCTTCTCGATTGCCTTCTCGCCGCCGCGCGCGAGCGCATAGCCGCTGGCAACCGGATAGATCAGATGATGCGCTCCATGACGGATGTCGGCCATGCGGTCAACGCGGCGGCGATGATCACCATAGGCGCGCGTAACGCGGTGCAGACTGCCGATCGTTCGACGTTCCCACTGATCAAGCTGAGGCAGGAAGTCCGCCGCCTTGCGCATACCGCCGGATTTCAGCGTGTTCTGAAACCGCTCAAAGGCCGAACGAAGCCGATTGATCTGCTTCTCGGTCAGATTGAGCTTGCCCAGCTGCGAGTCGAAGCTGCTGGACCATGACGCCGTACCAGTGCCGAGAGCTTTCGCAGCCGTCGCTGCCTTGCGCATCGACGTTGCCAGGCCGTCGACGCCCTTCGCATTGCCGGCGGCAGCCAGCTTCTTCTCGGCATCCGTGACGCTTTTCAGGGCGCCAACCATTTCCTTCGCCGGATGGCTCACGCGGTCCAATAGCGAAACGATCAGTTGGCTGGTCAGGCTTCCCATTGCGTCTTCACCATTCGTCCGGACATGCGTGTGGCGCGCTCATACCAGCGCAGCGTTTGGTGCCAATCGAGCGACAAGAGCCATTCGATTGACTGGCCGCCGAGCCCTAGCGCCGTGGCGGCCACGTAGTCCATCGCAAGGCGCGGCGGCGCTATTCCCCCAACCGCAAGGCGCGGGGCAAAAAATCATTCACCGCCTTGTTGACTTCGTCGGCATCGTCGGGATCGAGCGCGTCGATCACAGCGTGCGGGACATCGAACATCGGAAGCGTCGCTTCCTTCAGGTCGTCGCGCATCTGGTCAACGAAGGCGACGACTTCCGCCGTCGTCATGCGCCGGACAGTGATCTCGCTGTAAGTCTTGCCATCATAGTCGATGGGCCACTCAAGCGGGACGACGCGGAAGCGCGGTCGCCCATTGTCGACGAACCTCGGCGGCGGCGGCGGCGCAGCTTCGGCGGCTTCTTGCGGCTGCGCCGCAGTGTTCAGATCGTCCATCGATCAACTCCATGCAGGACGAAAAACGGGCGCGTTAGGACGCGCCCGGGATGCGGAGAATGTTGCGAATATCGTCGTTCTGCGACACCCCGTCGACGCGCCAGTCGGACCCGAGGAAGTCGTAGTAATACTTCTCCTTCTTGTCCCAGTAGCATTCGTAGTGCCAGATTTCGTGGATCATGTGATCGTGGCCGATCAGTTCCGACCGCTGAAGATCGTCGCCTTCGATCTTCGCAAGCCGTCCTTCCATGATCACCTTTAGTTCGATCGCGCGATTTCCCTTCTTGTCAC